AGATGAATATAAACTATTAAATAAGTTATTTAGATTTCATATTTTAAGATGGTCATCAACAGAAATATTAAAAGGATATAAAAAAATAGGTATTCATCGTATTACTTTAGAAGACGCAATAAAATCTGATGGTATGTTTAAATTAGATGTTATAGCATTTATAAATAATAAATTTACTGAAATAACCGCTATATATGATATTAGAGATATGAATAATAAAAGAATAAATAACTATCAAGTAAAAATTACGGAACAGATAAAAGAAAATATAGATGCTTTAATTTTAGAAGGTGAATATTATAAAGTATTAAAAAGGCAGTTTTCTGTATTAAAGTATAATTACAAATTTGAAAAAGGTGATAAGAAAAAGAAAACGGAGATTAAAATGAATAATTTACTACAAATATTTAACGGTGATTTAGGATTAATTAATTCAGTTAAAAATGATATAGATGTTATTTTATCATTATATGATATTGGTGATAATCTTCCAACTGATAAAATAATAAATATGATGAATCAATTTATATATAGGTTATCCAATGTCTATCAAGAAAATAAATTTATGAAAGAAGAAAAAGATATTATTCTAAGCATCAAGAACGCAATAAAAACACCAAAAACAATACAGAAAACTTTAGAAAAAATAAGAATAAAACTTAAAACAATTGTTAATAAAAAATCAAAACAATACTTAGCCTAAAAATAATTATCTAGGTTAAAGTATATATGAATAATCAACAGGTTATTGAGGCATTGAAAAATATGAAAGGTGGAAAATCATCAGCATTATCTAGAGTGGTGGGCGGAAATAGTTGTTATAAAAAAGGCGGAGGTAATACAACAGGTGGGGGTAATACAACAGGCGGTTATAAAATTCCAAATATTGGTAAATATACAACAACACCAAAAAGAAATGATTATATGGTAACGGGTCAATTATTAAGCGGTGGAATGAGTTTAAAAAATATTGGAGAAATATCTAAAGGTGATATTTTAAAACACGCAAATAATCTTAAAAATCAATTTGATAAAAAAGATATAGCTAAATTTGTAAAAATTGGAAAGAAAGCTTTAGGAGAAGTATCTAACCATTTACAAGGTGATAATAAAAAATATTTTGATATGGGTCTTAAATATGCTGATGTAATCATGCAACGTGAAGGTTTAACAGGCTCAGGATTTTGGGGAGATTTTAAGAAAGGTTTTAATTCGGTAATGAGACCAACAGCCAATATTTCTAAGGCATTAGCTCCAATAGCATCCGCCGTTTTAGGTCCTGAAATGATGTTAGTCCCAATGGCACTTGAAGGAATGGCTCAAGCGTCAGGCTCAGGAAAACAAAAACAAAAAAGAAAACTAAGTGATAAACAAATTAAACGTAATGCTTTAGTAAAAAGTTTAATGAGAGAACATAATATAACACTACCACAAGCCTCCAAATATATTAAAGAGAATTCATTAATGTAAATATATATAAATAAATTATCTAAATCTATTTATATAAATGAGTTTTAGAGATATGATAAACGCAACATTATTAAACAATGCTAATAATAACATAAAAAACACTAAACAAATCCAAACAGAATATTTAAGCGGTTATAATAGAACAGATAACTATAATTATGGTGGTCCTCCTTTGTTAGGTAATAATCAGGATGTTTATAAAAACACAACTTTTAATATGTTAAATAATATGAAAGGGGGAATGTCAGACCATAACTATGGCAATCAAATGTTTAAACGCACTGCCAAATCTATGAAAATCCAAGATGATATAAATGAAGGTCAAAGCTTAGGAAATAATCTACCATCAACAAAAGATGACGCATTTCAAACCGTGGAAAGTAGTTTAGAATTATTCTTTAATGATGTTATAAATGCTGAATTTACTAATGAACCAATTAAACAACAGGAAATCAGACAAACATTAGGAAATTTTAGAACATATGGTTTAAATATAAGTAAGTCAAGTTTAACTAGATATAGTAAAATATTGGAAGATACTATTGGTTCGTATTTGACACGAATGGATAGCAATAGTAATTACTTTATTGAAACTTATAATAATTTAACACAGGCGACTAAAAAAGGAGCAGCATCTCATATACAAATTTATGTTAAGAATTTATCACAATTAGCCAATCAAGAATTACTTTACAAACTATTTCTTATTATTCAATCATTGTTAAATTCGTATGGTAATAATGAGAAATCACGTACAGATGTTTTTAAAATACAATATATGGACATTATTAAAGCGAATCCTAGAGATATTATGCCGTCTAAATATATAGATATTGTTGAAGAAGCACAATCAGGATTGAAGGATTTGAAAGATGCATTTCCAAATATATACAAAGAAATGGATAAACAAATTAAAAAACTACAAGAAGCAACTGATAATAGACAAGAAAACATTGATAAGATACGAGTTAGAAAGGCTGAAAAAGAACTTGAAGATGCTAAAGTAAAAAACATTGAAAATTTAAATGAAGATGATCTTAATGTTGATTTTATAGACGAATCAGAAGCGGGTGAAGACGAATTTAAAGAAGGTGATTTACAACCAGGTGGAGAAGCAGCAGATCAAGATGATTTATTTGATGAAAATGATGTTCTATTTTCTGAGTTTAAAAACGAAATTGAAAAAAAACCAAGTAGACCATCACCACCATCCAGTAGAACTAGAAGCAGAACAACACCAACACGACAACCACAACCCAGACAAAAACCAAGTAGAGCACAAACACCATCACCCAAAAGAGGAAAAATAAAAGGCGGTAGATCAATAAAATTTGTAGATAAAATGCTTTCATCATGGGGGTTATAAGTAATGTTTTCAATTATTTAGAAAACATTGAATAAATACACTAGTTTTTAATATGTTTTCAACTTTTATTAAAAACTTTAAGAAAAAAATAATAATCTAACCCTTGATAATATGCCAACTTTACATTTAATGAGTTTAAAAGAAGCTGAGAAATTAACAAAATCTTACCCTATTGCTTTAATAAAAGGTGATGAAAGAAACAAACTATTTAACCATTTTCTTATTGTAGATCCTGATGGTAAAGAAAAAAACAAACAACGCATGGAATTACCTCATGATTTAGTTTTTCAATTACTTCCACCAGATAATCCTAAAAAAAGAAGCATTTGGTATATAGCGGGAGCAGCAGGCTCAGGGAAGTCTTACCAAGCTAAAATCGTTATAAATAATTATCATAAACTATTTCCAAAAAACCCTGTTTATTTAATTTCTAAATTAACAAGTGATGAAACATTGGATGAATTAAAATTTATTCAAAGAATTGATATAACACAATTTTCAGAAGAAGGCTTTGATATTAATGAACAAGAACCATCATTAATTATATTTGACGATTTTGAAACGTTAGAAAAAAAAGAATTAGATGTTGTTTTAAAAGCTATTGATGATATAGCTATTATGGGACGGCATCATCAAGTTAGTATGATTTACATAAGCCACCACCTCACAAATTATAAGCAGACACGATTAATTTTAAATGAAAGTCATAATATTGTTATTTTCCCACAATCATCAAGTAATTATCAATTACGTTATTTATTACAAAATTATGGAAATATGGATAAAGAAAGTGTAAAACCATTAAATAAATTAGGAAGATGGTGTTGTATTCATACACAATATCCTAATTATGTTATTTCACAAAATTCCGCTTATTTATTACATCAAGACGATTAAATATTATTATCTCAATTATAATATATATTATGGACGATGAAATTTTAAAGCATCTAAAAGCATATTCATTATCAGATAGTGATATTCAAGTAGTTTTAAATCCAGATACAAAAATACAAACTTATGATAAACTTTATAATATTACTCATATTGATGAGATTTTTGATAATTTAGGTAGATGCATTATATTATATTTAACTGAAAATAAAAATACAGGTCATTGGGTTGGAGTTATTAAAAAAGGTAATCAAATAGAGTTTTTTGACCCATATGGTTATTTTCCTGATACTCAAAATGTTAATCTAAACGTTCCAGCTCACATTAATAAAGAATTTGGTCAAGATCATCCTAGATTTTTAGAATTAGTTGCTGATGCGGGTTATTCATTAGTTTTTAATAACAAACCTTTACAAAAAGAAAATTATGATATTGCTACGTGCGGGCGTCATACAGCTTCACGATTATTATTCTATAAACTATCTTTAGATGAATATTATAAATTAATGAAAGAATTAAAGGATATTAAAAAGATTAAAACAGTTGATGATGTTGTTACTAAATTTACCCACGAATTAATAAATAAATAAATAGAATTCATTTATAAATAATTATCTAAGTTTAATTATATATGAGTAGATTTATAAAAAATTCTAATTCAAACGATACAGATAATATTTATTACAATGTTGATATTATAAATGGTAGAACTACATCAACAGGTTCAGAAAATGACCCAATAGCATCATTTTTTGAAGCCAGAGATACGCCAATTATTTCAGATATTTCACAGTATAAAATGAGCGTTATTAGATTTACGATGGATGGAATTAGAGACCTCCCCTTATTCATTCCTAAAATTGAAGATAATCAACCTAATCCAAATAAAACAGTTTATAAAATCACTATGGTATCTCAAAATGTAAGTGAATCAATGTCTGTTATATTTGCTCCCGAATTACAAGATACTATTTTATTAACAGCTCAAGAAAATCAAACTATTGAAAACGAATATTATTGGGTTCATACTTATGCCCATTTTGTTAAGTTAATCAATAAAACATTTCTTGATTTAACAACATTGATAAATAATCAAGTGGCAAATGATATTGTTCAACCAAAAATGATTTATAATTCATCTAATAAGAAATTTGATTTATATCACCCAAAAGAAAATCTTAAAATATATTTTGATTCTAACTTATATAATTTGATTTCTCACTATCCTGGTAAAAAATCAATTAATGACGATTTATTATATTATGAAATTGACCCCATAAATGTATTTGGGTTAAATGGTTTTATTGCAGGTAGTCCATTAGAAGATTATATTAAAGTAGAACAAGAAAAATATTCAGTTGGAACGTTTTGGAGTCCGATAGCTTCAATTGTATTTACTACAAATATGCCAATTATTAGTGAAGGAGTTGCGCCGCCTTTAGTTTATGGTGGAAATAATATTAATACATCAGTTGGTTCTAATACAAACTTTGAAAACATAATAACAGATATTGCATTATCTACTGACGACGCTTACGATTATAAACAATTTGTTAGTTATGTTCCAAATGAATACCGTTTTATTAATCTTGAAAATAGTCAAACTCCGTTAAATTCTCTAAGCATAAAAGTGTTTTGGAAGTCACGTCTGACATCTCAGTTAATACCGCTTAAGCTGTCTAATTTATCTAATATATCTATGAAGTTTTTATTTACTAAAAAATGATTTTTATCTAAGAATATAAAAAATTTATTTTCTTAAGTAATATATATATATATGTCAGATTTTAATAAATCCGTGACAAAAGTACAAGTTATTGATTCAAGAGTTTCACAAAAAGATCCCGTTTTTAATGTTTTTAAAGGAGCAAGTCAAATTTTAAGTCAACCTACCTCAGCAAATTCAAGCTCAACCTCTAGTTTAAATTTTACGGTTCAGGTCCCATCCACCGACAGTTACATGGACAGAAGTATTGAGCTAACTGCTGAATCAATTCGTAAAGTGGTTTTTACTTATACTGCCGGAGCTGTGACGGGTACTGGTGATACAATATGTGATTTTGGTAATAATTTAAGTCTTCCTGCTTTCCCATTACAACAAGAAATGGAAAATATCAACATTAATATTAACGGCACTAGTGTAAGTCAGCGTCAAAATCGTGTTATTAATGAATTACTTAGAATGTCAAATATGAAGAAAAACCATTTACAACGTGGGTGTCCTACACAGTTAGATAAATATGGAAAAAATACTGAGGCGTTAAATTGTTTGGGAGGGTATGAAACAGCTTTTGATAGTGATAATGTGCCAAACGGTGCTTTTACAAACGTGTCATGGTGTGATGTAAATGGAGCTCCAGTAGGACCACCAAAAATATTAACTAACGCTCAAATTACTACAACAGCGTATTATAAATTTAAATCTACTGAAAAACTAGTGCTGTCACCTTTCATTTTTTCAGAGGACAAAGACGATAGCGTGGGGCTTTTTGGGTTACAGACGTTTACTGTGCTATGTACGTTAAGTACGGATTTGTCTAGGTCTCTTCGTTTTTTCGATAATTTAACTAATAGAAACGTTGTTATTACAAGTATTGGATACGCTAACCCCGCAAAAGCATGGGAATCCGCCGTTATTAATTCGATTTTTAGAGCTCCTGCTATTGGTCAGCCTCAGCCTCAGCGTTCTATTGTTCCATATATGCATGTTAGTGATTTTGAAACTATTACCAATCAAACCGTAGCTGCTGGTGCACAAAATGTTCAAATTCGTTCAGGAACTTCAACTTTATCACAAATTCCTGATTACCTATTGATTTACGTTAAGCCTAAAAATTTAGCAGCAAATTATGGTGATAATTATCTACCAATTACTGGTTTGAATATGTCCTTTTTGGGTCAAGGGGGTATTTTATCAAGTATGACTGGATACCAATTATTTGAAACATCTGTGCGTAATGGTTTGAATATGGACTTTAATCAATATTTTGGATCAGCTCATACTAATAATTCAAATGGTTCAAAATCCATATTGACCGGCGGCTTCATTATTTTACGTCCAGGTATCGATATTGAATTACCGGCACAATACGCAGCTGGGTGTCCTGGTAATTTCTCAATTCAAGTAACTGCAACAGTAAATAATCAGTTAGATATTCAAGTTGATTCATTAAGTTTAACCTTAGGATATATTTATTCTGGATTCTTCATTACTGAAAACGGTAAATCAGCAACTTTACTTGGTCCTGTTGATGTTCAAGAAGTCGCCAATATGACAAAAGCGGGTCCTCAATATCAAACCCTAGATTCTCAAGAATTAAGTAGAATGGTTGGAGGTTCTAGTTTTTGGAGTAAATTGGCAAGTGGTGTAAAGCAAGTGACTTCATTACCTGTTGTAAAAGATATTACTAAAATTGGAAAAGAATTAGCAAGAAATTCAGGAAATCCTCAGCTAGAAATGGCAGCTACAGCGGCTGACTTAGTTGGTTTGGGTAGAACTACCGGTGGAAAACGTAAGGGGTTACATAATATGGTTTTTAACCAATAATTGAAATATTACTATAAGAATAATTAAATTTTTAATCTAATTATTATTATATGACAACTTGGAATACTGATAAAAATTTATTCGAATTTCAACAACTTTTAATAAATTCAACACCAATTGAAAATAAAAATGTATCTCGTTTAAGTGATAGTAAAACGTTTTATTCAACGTGTGGATTAAATCAAGGAACACTTCAAGCATTACCAACAACAACAACAACAACACCAATTTATTTTAACGAATCAATTGATGACGCTTTAACTTTTCCTGATTTTTATTCAACTTATTTAAGATATTCTTTAAAATATTTTGTTGGTTTATCATCAACTGATAATATAAACTGTGATTTATGTATTATGTATTACGATGCTGATAAAAATTATATTTCTAAATCCGTAACCAAAACTGTTACAAGTAATGATGAAAATATTAATATTGAAATTATTGTTGATAATTTCAGTTATCCAATTAATACAAAATATATTTTCTTAGGCTCTACCAATGGAAGAACAAGTGATTTAACTTTTTATTTTAATTATGCTAATATTATTGTTAAAACATCACAAGAAGAAATTGGAGAAAATCCAAAGTCTAATGATAACAATCTATTTATATTTATTTCAGGGACTGGTGGAGGTATAGGACCCAACCCTATACCTGATGATTTAACAATTAACAAATTAAATTTAAAATTTACTGAAACACCTGATGGAGTTGAACATAAACCACGTTTAAATTTTGAAGGTGAGACGAGTGCGATTATTGGTTCATTAGAAATTTGGGATAATAAAATTACTTTAACTGGTGGCGATGTTGATGTTTCTAATAATAAATTGATAAATTTAAAAGCATGTGTTCTTGATACTGACGGAGCAAATAAAAAATATGTTGATGATACAGTTGTTGCATTAAACGCTGATTTAACACAATTAGAATCTGATGTTAATACGTTAGAAAATGATGTTAATAATTTACAAACTCAACAAACTACAAATACAAATAATATATTAACAAATACAAATAATATAACAACGGTCACAAATCAAACATCAACTAATACAACAGCAATTGGTGTTTTAAATAATTCGTTAGCTGGAAAATTATCAACGGTGGGGGGTTCAATGTCAGGTAATATATTAATGGGTGGCAATAATATCAATGGCTTGACTGCAATAAACTTACAAGGCGGGGGTGGTTTATACGCTGATAATGCTAATACTACATTTTTAAAACCGTTTTCAACAACAACTTTGGGACAAATATTTAACTTTACAAATCATAATGGAACAATTACAACAATGTTTATTAGAACTGTAGAACGTGTCATGGAATTA